AAAAGAGATGTCATCGGAAGAATATAACGCTAGGATAAATGCAAAACAAAATATTAAAAAGAGTTTTCTTGATAAGATGAATGAAGGTTACAAAAACTACAACTTAGGAAGTTAATCATGGCTACTAACACTACAGCGACAGCGACTACACATACTGGTAATGGTAGTACCACTAACTTTGCAATATCTTTTTCATTCTTAGCCAACAACGAAGTAGATGTAACAGTAGCAGGGGTCTTAAAAACATTAGATACTCATTACACAATTAGTGGGTCTACAGTTACCTTCACTTCTGGTAACATCCCTGCTAGTGGTGCTGCTATTAAATTTCAAAGAGATACAGATATAAGTGCAAAGAAAGTAGATTTTCAAGATGGTAGTGTTTTAACAGAATCAGATCTTGATAATAATAGCGATCAAGTTTTATTTGCTCAACAAGAGATTATAGATAAATTAGGAACTATTGAAGAAAATGCTACAGGAGATCAAACAAATGCAGAGATTAGGGCAGCAGTAGAAGCAGCAACCGATAGTAATGTCTTTACTGACGCAGATCAC